TAGGTGTTACATTGGATACTGCGTGGATATGTCAGATGTGCGAAGGAGATGCTAGGCTGTATGACCAGACGGTCGTGGAGCAGTGGGTAAATTTGTATTGGTCCACTATGGCAAATTTTGTTGATCCAAGGTCTGAGGATTATGAGATATTTGAACAGATAGTCAAGTTTCTTTTGAAGAATATGATTATCCGAATAACTCAGTTGTTTGGATCAGTGTGGGGCTTTGTCAAAGGAGGAGTTCCATCAGGAGCGTATAATACAAGTCATATGGATTCTTGGATAATGGCTATGTATTTTATGCTCTTTGCTATTTACCAGGTAAATACAGCTCCAGAAGATGAACGGGAAGCTTTAGAATTGGAATTGTTGACTATTATAATGATTATTGTCTATGGAGATGATCATTTGTATAACAAGGGATCAGGTTTAGGAGCGATTTATTTCTCGGCTACGAATTTTAAGAGTTTTATGAAGAAATTCTTTAATGTGGAGATGCGTGAAGTTAAGGATGGCATACCTTTTTGTTCTAAGACTGTTCATGGTTGGATTATGAATTGGGGATCGACTTTTTTAAAGCATCAGTTTGTAGTAAATGAGAATAAGAATCCGGGACAACCAAATTTTCTTCCATTTCGAGAATCTCGGGAGTATTTAGTTCGAGCAATTTGGGGTCGTGTTACGAGACCCCGAGATTGTATAGATACGATGTTGTCAATTATTGGTCATGCTTATGGTACTTATGCCTCCAATCGGGATGCTTATATTAGGTTACAATTATTATATGGTGAGCTCTTGATTGAAAGTGATGTTCAGGATAATTATCAGGAGGTGATGAAATCAAGGATTACTTTGGATGATTTAAAGAAACTTCGACAGATGGGCCTTTCGGTTGAGGAGATCGTCTCTGGGTTCCCCACTTGGAATACATTGGAGCAAAAGAATATTGTGGATGAATCTTATCAGGATATAACATTGACAGACCTAGAGTCCGTGATGGATTTGGATGATTGTAGTTGGAATTAGGGATGGTAGCAAATGCCTGTGAGCTGAAAGTTAGGCGAAAACTCTTACCAGAGTCATAAAGGTATCCGCTTTCTCCCTGGGCGGGGTAACAAGAACAGGGGACTTCGACGAACCTTCGGGATGTAGTTGGGAGTGTTAAAAAAAAAAAAAAAAAAC